GTGTATTGCGTTCGGCACCCAACCTGACGATGTGTTAGTAACCGACAAAGTTAATAACCCACACTACGGGCATTTTTTATCTAAATTATTAGACCATGTTGCCAACGGTGGCAAAATCCAAGCATGGAACGCCATGTTTGAGTACGCCATCTGGAACTGCGTCTGCGTACCTAAGTACGGCTGGCCACCACTAAAGCTGACCCAAGTGATAGATACCATGGCGGTAGCTGCAGCAAACAACGCACCACAGGGTTTGGAAGATGCCGCCCTGTTTATGAATTCAGAACACCTTAAAGATACCACTGGCAGAAAGCTAATCCAAAAGCTATGCAAGCCCCAGAAAGACGGAACCTTTAACGAAGACCCAGAGTTGATGAAAGAGCTGTTTGATTATTGCGCTCAGGACGTCCGTACAGAAATGGCTCTAGGACGTGATTTAAGGCCCCTTAGCGACGTCGAACAGTCCATCTGGGAGCTCACCCAGCGGATCAATCTCAGAGGCGTTCCTGTGGACCCTATAGAGCTCCAGAATGCCGTCAAGGCTGTAGATGAGGCCCAGACCCTTTTAGACGTAGAATGCTTCGCCTTGACCGGTTGTAAGCCTTCTGAAAGGCAAAAGCTGCTAGACTGGTTAAATAGCCGGGGTGCAGATATGGCCGACATGACCGAGAAGACCGTTTCAGCTATGTTAGTAAACACTAACTTAGATAGGGATATTAAACGTGCTTTGGAGTTACGCCAAGAAGGAAGCCAAACTAGCGTGGCTAAGTACGCTAAGATGATGGAGATACAACGTGAAGGAAAGATTAGGAATACACTGGTATATCATGGCGCTAGTACTGGTCGCTGGGCATCAAGGGGTGGACTTAATTTACAGAACATTGCGAGGCCCACGCTCAGTGATGAACAAATTGAACAGGCAATACCTGAAGTCTTTGGAAGGGGATCTGGAACGATGCTACAACTTTCCTCTTTGGTACGATCATCAATCAAAGCTCCGGACTCCAAGACCTTCGTTGATGTGGATTTTAGCTCAATTGAAAACAGAGTTGGCGTCTATCTTGCCGGGCAAAAAGATAAAGTAGAACTATTTAGAAAGGGATTAGATGAATATAAAGTGTTTGCTTCAGAGAGTCTTTATCACGTACCATACGATGAGGTCACAAAAGATCAGAGACAAATTAGTAAGTCTGCAGTCCTCGGTGCAATGTTTGGGCAAGGAGCTAAAGGTCTTGTCAAATATGCTGAAGGCATGGGAGTCGCAATAACAGAAGGACAAGCTAAGAATGCAGTAGATAACTACCGCACTGCTTACTCACGGGTTAAAGCATTGTGGGGGATGTGCGAAACCTCTGCCATACAAGCGGTAGAGAATCCAGGTGTGCCGTATATGGCTGGTGGGAAGATTGTAATTAAGTGCGCTAAGGATGCGCTATGGATGCAGTTACCTAGCCGCAGATTGATCTGCTGGCAAAGGCCACAACTCGAGTTGCTCACCACTCCGTGGGGCAGTCAGAAGGTTGGAGTCACTGTTCACAGTCAGAACACTTACACTCGTCAGTGGAGTAGAAACCCCCTGATTGGCAGTTCCATTTTCCAAAGTGCTGTTCAAGGCACGGCTCGCGATTTCTTGGCGTTTGCTATGATAGCTCTCGAGGGAGCTGGCTATAACATTATCAACTCTATCCATGATGAGGTGCTACTCCTAGTTGATGAGGATGGTGCAGACAAGGCACTGGAGGATGTAACGAAGATTATGGTTACTCCCCCAGCTTGGGCCCCAGACTTTCCATTAGCAGCGGAAGGCTGGGTTTCTAAACGCTACAGAAAGTAATTAAGGCAGATTGCCTTTATTTGGTTTCTTACGTGTTGATTCGTAGTTTTCAACAGCAGACAACGCTCCTAACGGGGCGTTTTCTTTTAGTGCTTGACCAGCTTGTTTCATCCACTCTGGGCGCTCTGCAGTAGCAGCTTTCTTAAGCAACGTTTGCATAGGGCGGTTGTATAGAAGATTAGTACCAGCTATTGTTGCACCACCGAGCATGGCAGGCAGTAAAGGATTTATACCAAAGAGTAAATTAGCCGTTGCGCCGCCACCGGTAACAGCACCAACACCAGCCAAATTATAAGTAGCTCGTTTTTCTGCGTAGTTACCAACAGGATGAGATTCTACGTCTTTTGCAGTTTGGTTAAGAATATCTTTTTGAACATCGGTTTTACCTTTAAGAGCATCTTGACGCAACTTAATGTTACGTTGTGCCAGGTCGTTAGATTGTTTTAATAAATCATAGTCCTTAGCTTTGGCTTCTTCAAATGCTTTTAGATTAGTCTTAATGTAATCTTTCAAACCTTGGCGTTTATCCATTACAGATTTATAGCCTTCTTGTGCCAATTTTTGAAGTTCACTTTCACCACCAGCTAATCGTGTAGTAGAGGTTTCAGAACTAATAGCACGAAGCAAAGCGTCAGGATTAAACTCACCCTCATTCTTAAGACTAGATAAATAAGACCCAGCTTTTTCCGGAATCTTAAATTCAGAGTAGGCTTGGTTAGCTTTTTTAAATAAATCACTGCCAGCCTGACCTTCAATTAAATCCATCCACTTGTCTTTTAAATCGCCAAGAGCTTTACCGTAGTTGGTATCTAATACGCCACCACTGGTTTTAGCTTTATAAGACTCTTTGCTTAAGTCGCTAAGCATGCCTTGCCAGTTTTCTGGAGTCAGCCATCTGTTTTTATTTGTTGTAGCTAACAAGTCATCTACCTTACTTTTAAGTAAAGTATGTAATTGAGAGTCTTCACCACCTAAAGAAGATTTGTATTTATCAGCAAAATTTTGCAGATCAGCAATTCTATCTTTGGTCAAACGTAAGTTACCAATTTTATCTAACGCAGTTTTATAAGCACCAGATATAGCTTCTTGGGCAGCAGCTAAGGCTTTGTTCCCTGTAACTCCGTCTTCAATTTTTGTACCAATATGTGATAAAGCTCTATTGATAAACGGTAGATGGAAACCAGACTCTTCTTCTTTCAAAGCAGCAGCTTTATCAGCATGGTGTGCTTCTATATTAGCCAAAGACTGAGCATGTTGCTGTTCCAAAGCCTTTGCAGCTTCGTCTTTTGTCTTTTGAGCAGCTAAGTTTAGTGCGTCAATGCCTGTATTCTTTTGCGCTTCTAAAGCAGCAAGTTTGGCGTTAGTCATATTTTTTATAGACTTAACACCAGCATTAATTTTGGAAGCAACTCCACCAAATGGTACAGAGTTTAAGAAGTTCTCAACCTTCTGCATACCACCACCAAGCAGTTGACCTAGTGTGCTGTCTCTTATGATCTGCGCTTTGTCGTAGCCTAACTTCTCTAACTCTTTTAAACGGGCCAGTGCAGGGTCAGCAGCAGCTCCCAATCCTTTAATGAGTCCGTGTGTACCAGCGCTTAAAGCCGCGCCAATAGCGCCTTCTGTAACTGCTGAACCAGCGTTTGGATCTGCGCCCAAAACACCAACACCTGTACCACCCAAAACAGATTGAACCAATGGTCTGTTTGCTACCCAATTAGCAGCAGTTCTAACCGCTGGAACAGCTGATTCAATAGGAGCAGCCAACTTACCAGCAACAGTTCCAAAACTTTTTAATCCATACAAATCACCAGCTAGACTGGAGATAGTAGATAAGGGGCTTTGAACACCCATAAATTCTGGGCCTTGTTGTTTGATACCAACGTCAGCTTGTTTAAGTGCCTGTGCAGGTTGTCCGTAGCCAGCCCACTTAACAACATCAGCAAATGGCTTAGCGATTGCCAAACCGGCACGAACAGGAGCGCCAGTTATGTCAGTCATTATTTTAGCCGCAGTCTCACCACCCGCTGGTGCTTGCATGCTGCTAGGAGCAACTAATGGAATTCCTTCAGGACTGTAAACAGTATCTTGATCAGGTGTAAACTTTTCTGGTGGTGGAGTACCAGCATACTCACGAATACTAGATGGTGCTGCTTCTGTTGCGTATTCTCTAGCCATTATTTAGGTTCCCGGTAAAAGCCTTTATCATCTATTCCGTATGTGTATTTATTTGGTTCGTATACACCAAAGCGTTTTATAGCTTGGGATTCAATACTTGTATTGCTTTTAGGTGTTTCAGCTTTTGAAGTTTTCTTAAAAGCATCTACAGTATTACGGAATATCTTTTCACGCTCGCCAGAGTTTTCCCAAGCTGTTTCAGCGCCAATCATATCATCTGGGCGAGCACGTAAGAATTTTTCATGAGCCAAATCAACTAATGCTTTAGCTTTTCTGATTTGGTATGTTGTCTTAATAAACTCATTAGGGTCGCTAATACCAGCAAGAGTCTTTTCAAAGTTTTCAGATTCTTTACCAGTGTATTGTGAGCCCATAGCAGCCTTAGCACCAAGAGCAACAGCTTGTTTCTTAACTTGCTCGATATCCAAGTTGCTCATGTAGAATGCTTCTTCTTCTGGACTTAATGGTAAGCCAGCAGCCATTTTGGCAGCGATAGCACCTTGCTTAATAGTTGATCCTGGACCGCGCTCACCACCTTTAGTAATAGCTTGAAGAACACGGTTTGAAGAATCCACTTCGTCTTGATTGGTTTTATTATTTGTGACCAAAGTCTTATAAACACTTTCATTAAACGCAGTATTGGCCTGTTTAATGTTTTCGTATCTTTGAGCCACACCTTGAGTAGATGTGTCTGCAGCAGGAGCAGCTGCAACAGGGGCAGTTCTAGCACCAGCGCTTTGGCGATATTCCCAATGACCAGGATGAACCTCAACCGCACCAGCATCAATCAATGCCTGTCTTTGAACTTCAGTTGGTACAAAGTCTTTCTTATAATCAAAAGCAGCGCCTGGGATTTGATGTGCGCTTCTACCAGGTAATGCAACAGGGTTGCCTTCCTTAGTTAAGTAGTGACCAGGATTGTTTGGGTCTTCATGGTGTATTAAAGACAACTGTTTTGTAGGGTCACGGTCTTCACTAATAATTGCGCTGCTTGGAAAACCAACATTTCTTGCAACTTGACCCAATGGTGGTCTTTCACCAGCTTTTGGAATCTCGTCAATAGGGTTGTACTCTTGTGTTGCACCGCCAGGTAGGATACGCTTAGCAGGAGTGTACAAGTTAGGATATAGCTGACGACGTAATAAATCAGCTTTTGCTGGCTCTAATGTATCAATGTACTCCAAGTTCTTCATCTCATTGGTAGCACCTTTGATAGAATAGTCGGACATTATTTGGTTTAACTTTGCCCAGTCTTGGCTAGCGTAGGCAGCTAAAGCACCGGCTTGCATTCTTTTTGGTAGGCTTGCAATATCACGTTGAATGCTACTAGCTCCAAACCCACTTACGCCACCAGCGCCGCCAGTGTTAGTACCAGCACCAGCACCGCCGTAAATCTTTGCTAATTCTTCATTACGGGCTAAAGAAGTTCTAAGACTTCCGATAGTGCCTAGTGTGTTAATTACTTCTTTGTCTTGTGTATCGTATTGTGCTTGAGCACGTTGTGCGGCGTCTGGACCGTATGTAGTAGCATACGCCATGTTTAAACCACGCATTAATGGATTTAAAAAGCCTTTGTTCGCATCACGCTCATCTGCATATTGCTGTAATCGCTCAATAATCTTTTTGGTGGACTCTGCATCCATTGCATTAGCACCGGGTACAGTAATTCCAATACCTTTTGTTGCAGCAACGTTAGCTGTAGCACCAGGAAGCGAACCAGCTGCAGAAGGAGTTGCTGCTGAGGTATCTGCTTGATCCAACTCTTCTGTTGGTAAATTGCCTTTTGGGTCTGCCATTATTCTAGTCCTGTAGTTCCAACGCCATAATTTGTGTTAGATGTATCTATTGGTGTAGCTCCAACATTTGTGCTAGCTTGTTGTTGTACATCTTGATTTGCCATTTGATCTTGTAACTGTTGTGCATTCGCTCCAGATCCAGGGTTCATTGTAATCTGATTGCCAGAAGCATCATAGTTTGTTGCGTTACCGCTAGCATCATAAATGGTTTGTGTTCCATCAGAATTCATAACAACTGAACCACCGCCGTCTAATGGATAAGTTGTTGCACCAGTTGTTGGATCTGTTGTTCCGGTATTACCGCTAGTTGATATATTTGCTCCGTTAGCGGCAGTTGTTTTAGCACTTCCAGGAACCAAACCACTAAGTCCTAAAGTAGTTAATAAACTCTTACCTGCCGCAGTATTGTTTAAGGCCGATAATCCACCAGTTAGCACATTACCAAGAGATGTTACTTGACCTAGAGGTGCAAGTTGTTTTTGACTTGTAACTGTTGTTGGTGCTTGCAATGTGCCTAACAAACTGGCCAAGTTACCAACTGTTTGGAATGGTGCATTTTGTTGAGCCAAACCAACGTTCATTGCGGAGTTAATACCTTGTGAACCAACGTTGCCTAAGTTAGCAGCTGCAGCCTGACCTGTTTGTTGGTTTTGCAGCGCAGCAGCCATTTGCTGGGATGTAAGATTGGAGAACGCATCGGCTTTAGCTTTATCTACAGCAGTCTGACCACGTAAGCTACCAAAATTACCAGAACCAATAGCGCTAGCATTTGCACCAGCGGTGTAGTTAGGAAGCAGTTGGTTTAATTGTTGATTCTCAGCTTGGAACAAACCGCCCATAGCTGTTTGAGTGTTTGGTGTTACATTACCAGAAGCGTCAGTAATCCAAGGATTAGCTGCGCCGCTAGAGATTTGCTGCAGAGTTCCTTGGGCTTGGGTAAAAGGATTGCTAGGGCCTTGCAGTGTATTAATAGCCTGCTGCGAAGTTGTATTCGCCATTGTAGGCGCCGCAACAGCTGCTTGAGTCCCTTGATTAACGATTGCCTGTTGTGCTTGGTCATACCAAGCCGGCATCGTAGTGGTTGTTTGTTGGGAATCGGATAATAAATTATTTAATCCAGCCATGATTAGCCTACCTTACGTTTTGCGTCTAATAAATATGCGAGGGCGCCCTTACTATCGGGCGGTAAATTTTTTGCATCCGCAGCACGTTTGTGCTCACGAATTGTTTTTAAGAACTCATCTAATACTTCTGCGCCAGCGTCATTGCTGCCGTTACCTAAATCGGATACTACATCAGCTGGAATTACAAACTCACCTTTAGCCAACATAGCAGCTACGCTATCGCTAGTGCCGTCACCGTCACCTTTGACATAGGTATTTTCTAAAGAGTTTAAACCACCAACACTAAAAAACTGTGGGTTGTGACCGTCTGGCATTCCTTCTGGTTGTCCACCAACAGCAAAACGTTGAGGCTGATATCCAGGAAGTTGAGCGCTACCAAAATGTCCAAATGGTTGAAAACTATGTCCTTTAACTACACTAGCACGTAGATAGGGAGATGGTTCGTCAGGCATTTGAACAGTTTGACCCGCAGCGTAACCTGGTACGGAACCACCAGTTGCTGCAGCTAAAATGCTTTGTGAAGTGGCAGAAGGGGTTGCCATAATAGGAGCTATGACATTTGATGCAAAAGTAGGATTGCTGGAAAAAGTAAACTTTTTGCCTGCAGTTGTGGTTGTAGGCTTTAAATCAGCTATATCTGTACTTGCTGTATTTGTAGAACCGCCTGTAGAAGCACTCATAATTTCAGTCGCATAGTCTGGTTGATTAGTTATTTGTTGTGGTGCCGGTGTTAATTGAGCAGTAAACGTCGGCTCATTAGCAAACTTAAATTGTGAACCTTTAGTTAATCCAGGTGTTAAATCTTTAATATCACTTGATACTGCTGCAGTAGTAGGAACTGTTGTAGCTAAAGCAGGAATTATACTACTAGTTGTACTACCTGGTGTAGTCGTTGTTTTTGTGGTAGTTGTTTTTATTCCTGTACCACCAGTTACGCTACTTGAACCACCTGTGCCTGTGCCTGTGCCATCTGTACCGGTTCCAGGACCATTTAAATAGTTAGTACCAGCTAGTGTGCTTAAAGAGTATGTCGGGTTTGTTCCTCCAGAACCCTTTAATCCTGTCATATAATCTTGCCACAATTTATCTAATTGAGCTTGATTAGAATCTACTGGTGCAGCTAAAGGATTTCCTTCGGCATCAAATTGTTTAACGGTACCGTCTGCGTATGTGTTTGTTACGTTGCCAGTAGTTGGGTCTGTAACTTGGGACTTTAACGTAGGCGTTGTAACAGGAACCAATGTACCACCAGCTCCCACATCAGTTGTAGTAGATGGCGCTCCTGTTACTGTTACACTTTGTGCAGTTGGATAATACTGCGGTAAGTCTTTAGCACCAGCTGTTGCAATAAAATTATTAATCTGGTCCGGAGTAATAGTAGCACCAGTTGACTGCGCAAATTGCTGAACAATCTGGTTAAAACCATCATTAACTAACTGCGCATTCTTTTGAGCATCTGTTTTTTCAGCGGGGGTTAGTGTATTGTCATTCTTAATTGCATCTTTAACAGCAGTAACACCTGGCTGAATTAAATTCTGTGATACCAAGTTACCAATAATTTGACCCATGCTATTAGTAATAGCTTGTTGTGGATCTTTATTGTTTAATGCAGCAGTTGTACCAACACGTGCAATTGTTGAAACAGAACCCGCAACTTTGTTTAATATGTCCGAATTTAAATTATTTAATACGTTTCCTGTATAATTTCCAACAGCTGTGGATGCTAAGTTATTAGCAATTAATGTTGCAATATCACCTTTACCAGATGCCGCTGCGGATACACCGGTTGATACTGAGTTAGTAATTAAATTAGCTACTTGAGCTTGCGTCATTTTTGTAGCTTCTGCAATTGTATTTAAAGTGCTTTCGCCCACTAAACCTTTTGCAATATCTACTGAGTTGGCACCAACTGCACCGCCTATAGCACCCATCAAGGCTGCTTTACCAACATCTCCACCACTAATACCAGCCATCAAAGCAGATGTGGCGGACCCAAGCAAAGTTGAACCCAGTGTAGCTGCTCCCGTTGTAGCAGCTGTACCACCTAAAATAGCGCCACCTAATTCCGCCGCTAATGGAGCCATAGTGCCAGCACTTAATGCTGAGGCTGCAATCATACCTAGTGTAGTCCAACCACCAGGCACTGCAGAGCTTACGCTCTTGTCTAAGTTGGCTAAGTTGTTTGTTACAAAACCTAATGGGCCTTGACTGCCTTGTGGGCCTGGGTCATATACTGTAGGTATACCAGATGTACTCTGAACTACTTTACCAGCAGTTGGGTCATACTGCAATGTTGGTGTTTCAACTTTAACTAACTGACCATTAAACATTGTGTAGCCAGGGTTATCTGCTACAGCCATAGAACCTTGTGACTGCCTGTAATTGCTCACAGGAGGCGTTACATGGTCGACAGAGCCGTCTTTGTTCACCAATGCGGTAGAGCCATCAGAGAAGTAATAAACAGCCTGTGTGCCCTGTGCGTTGGCCATTTTAGTGCCAATCACTTTACCATTTGGTGTAAACGAATTTGTAGTAGCACTATTTACTGTACTCGCAACATCTGTTGGAACAGTAGTGCCACTATTTAATGCGTTTGCTACTTGATTGGCGTCTACTTTGTAGGCACCAAAAATGTTATCATTTAACGTGCCATCTGCAGCAGCTTTTAAAACCGCTGGGTTTGTAATACCAGCTTTTATTAACTGAGTTGGTGTTACACCACTCCAGTCACCTGCAGCAGTATTAACTGCTGTAGAACCAGTTTGACCGTAGCTGTTTGCTATAGCTGCAGCCATGGATTGTTCTTGAGAAGCTGGTATGTTATTTGCTTTAGCTTCTGGAGAACTAGCAAAACTTGCAGCTAATTGCTGCGGAGTAACAACACCGCTATTAAGCGCGTTTAAATTAGTTTGAAACCCTGCTGCGTCTGGAGCCCTACCTAAAACTGCTCGGTATAAAGCAGTTACGTAATCTCGGTTTATGCTACTTGTCTGGTCTGTTTGTCCAGAATCAGAACTAGGAGCAGAAGCAACACTTGGAGGAGCTGCTTGAAAAACCTGCTGTGCAGCCGCCTGTTCTTGGGCAGCTGGAATGTTATTACTTTGCGCTTCAGCACTATTGGCAAAATCTGCAGCCAAGGTGGACGCGTCAACAGCCCCAGACTGAAGGGCTGCTAAATTATCAGCAAAACCTTGAGGATCTGGAGCTCGACCTAATACGCTTGTGTATAGGTCATAGACGTATTGTTCTTGATCTGTCATAGATTGTTTCTACCTATACTAATGCAAAAATAGGACCTTTTTCGCCCTAAATCAACGACTTGGGCCATTAATTATTTCTGTAAAATCTTTAGCCCATTCTTGCCAAGTATCGTATGTTGCAGGGGACGGAACCGGATATGTGCCAAAAGTCTCGGATAAAACGATGTTCATGGCGCCGTATTTCCAGTCTTCCTCTGGAGAAAACTCGATGTTCTTTTGACCATAATAAATAGCCAAATTACCGTTCCAGTTTTCCCATGTCATATAGTCTGGCAAACATGGAAAAAACTGCTGAAAATTCTTAGGGGCGCTCATCGCCAAACTCAGCCGTAATCATATTACGACCCATTTCAAAGTTACCATCAATTTCATTAGAAATAAATTGTAGGCGGACTAAACGGTATTCTACACGAAGGTCAATTTTACCTGTGTCTTGGTTAAAATAATATGGACCGGAAACTTCTTGCATAGGGCTACCAGCAAACTTACGACCCAAAATATTCATACTCATAGTACCGGTTTGTAAAAAGTTAGGCTCAACTCGGCGTATGTGCATACGACGGTTAACACCAACTAAACCATCTTGGCTTGGGGTGCCAGTTAACCAACCAATATCACTGGTAGTAATGCTAGAATATATTGCGGTTTCACCAAGCAAACTTATTTCGTTTTGACCGTACTCATGCTGCCAAATATTAAATCCACCAGCCACGCTAAATACAGACTGCCCAACAGTAGGACTTGGAACAAAATTTTTAGCAACAGTTATTAGAGTAACACCTGGTGGGACTACAGTGGTATTATAAATGTTTGTGCTATTTGTAATAACGTATGTTTTATTAAAGCTATTTGTATTAGTAAATGATACTGAGTCACCAGGACTAAAACCAACAGTTTGGTCTCCTGCTAAATAAAACTGATTAGCATTTGGAGCCGGCAAACTTGCTGGGTGTGCAATGACATTAAATGTTTTGCTAAATACAGGATTGTAATTCCAATCAGCCCAAATAGGCGTTGGAAAAATTTCTGTTGTATAACCGCAAGAGCGTTGTGCTCCAATTGCTTGTCCAGCATCATACCAAAGTTTATCTTTGACGTTATAAATAATTGCGTCAGTACATTCAGTAGCAGTACCACGTGGGTAAAAGAACCAAATCTCGTTGTATCTAGGGATTTTAGTAGCCCAAACTTTTTGGCGCTGCTCGTAATTAAGGTTGTTAAACAACCAGTTTACGTTCTTGTCGTTTGGCAATACTTGCACTGAGCCGTTGTATAGATAGAAACGGTCAACACCCATCCAGAAATAAATACCATCCATCTCCGCAACAGCGTTGGAAGACATGATAGAGATTTGGCTAGAAATAATATCGTATGTCCAGTAGATTCCAGTTGCTTGGGAGTTAAAGGAAGCACGAATAAGGGAGTCAGTAGCCCAAAATAAACCAGATGGTGAGTTAGTACCACCACGCATTGGCATACCTTTTACAATCTTGGACGATGCTACGTTTACCTGGTTAGCAAATGTACCGTTCCAATCGTAAGGGCTTTGGTTAGCGTAAGTGCTGTCTACGTTGTTATTAGCAATAAATCCGCTTGAGCCGTAAACAAATATGAAAGGGTAAAGAACGCAAACACCACCATCAACACTAATTGGTTTGTATGTTGGATTTTGACCAGCACTATCAGATAGGCCAGTAAAGTTCCAAGTATCTGTAGAGTCAGGCGTAATATTGCCAATAAGAACCTGGCTTACAACACCGTTATCAATGTTTGCTAAGTTGTATCCGGGATGTGCTAATACTTGAAGGTTGCCACCAGATGGGCTAAAGATTGAATCAAACTGCCAAGTAACACGGTAGTTACCAATAGATGGGTCTGTTTGAGTGCTTGAATCAGGAATAAATACAGGAGTGTTGTCAATCCATACTTTAGTTGGTGTACCAGGGATAGATCCGCCAGTGACGTTAACTGTAGTGTTTGGTGTGGAGAATGTAGACGTGCTTACTGTAAAAACAGTAGGTGTGCCCGTTTGGGTAAAGATAACTTTAGTGCCTGTAGGGAATAAAGCTGTCCGGTTTCCAGCTACAACAAAAGATGATGTTGTATTAGAAACCAATGGTAGGTATGTGGTTCCAGGAAGGATATTGGCTTTAAACGGACCACTACCAACAGCGTATGTGGTACCGGTAGTAAATACATCGAGCTCTTGGTAGTTACCAGCAAAAATGTAGTTCACTCCGTTAAACGGCTGAGCAATCATTCCACGGTAAATACCTACAAGACTTTGAAACAGTGTGCGGTAGCCACCTATCTTTTTAGGATCGCCACGCTGAAAACGACACCACACACCATCGGTATACTGGTCGTTTTGAAACTGAGTACCATCACGCTTGATACCCGCTGGAATAGCCAGTGAGTAAATTGAGGTATATTGTGATGTGTCCTGTTGCTGATTATCAGCCGCCATTTAGAACGTCCCACCAGGAATTAATTTAGCGTTTAGGGTTGCGCTTACTGTTACAAGTGGTGCGGATAAGTTTGAATTATCCATTTGTACAATTTGGTTTCCATTGGCTGCCAAACCAAGAATAGAAGAACCAACAAGATACATACCAGTAGTTGTATCATTATTAAACGAATAAGACGGGAGAGCCGCTGTTCCATTTGCCGCATAAAACAATCCTGTAGATGCAGTTGTTAACGGGAATAAATTTAAACCATCGCTAAGAACAGTTAATACGTTACCAGCAGACAACACCAAAGGAGGTTGTGAGCTACCTTGGTTTTGGAACGTAATGTTGTAGCCAGTTTGGTTTGTGTTATTAACCAAAATGTAAATCTGGGTAATAGCTGGTAATGTCACTGCCAAAGTCTGCGTACGAGTTCCGGTCTGCGCAATGTATGTTTGAATAATTGGAGCAAACGATGTTAAACTAAATGTATTGCCAGGAATAGTATCAACGTCGTATGTTGCAGCTGTAAATGTTACGTTGTTAGCTGGAGCTAACCCAACGGTAATAAAACCGCCGCTATTAGTATCAAGAATAATAAAACCAGAATCACCAGGGTTTGCTGTAATGGTTGTTAGACCATTAATTGTATTTGGAGATGTTGGATTAATTACCAACGAACCAGTTCCGTTGTTGCGGAAACCAATATACCAACCAGTAGATAAACTAGAAATTGATGGTAGAGTAAATGTACCCGCGCCGCCGTTCCAAACGAATGTAGCTGCACGGCTAAGGTCGTTGATAACTGGGCTGGTCGTTAAATCGATTGGGTTTTGTGTTGTAGCTAATTTGCCAGATACAGTGATTAAACCAGCGCCAGCTAATGTAGCTGCATCAGCATAAGATGTACCAGCTGCAAATGTTACGTTGTTCCAAACGCCAGCAGTAGTTGTATTGTCTACTAAATATACATACTTAGATATACCAACTGGAACTGTAAATGAAGCACCGCCGTTGTAATCGGTAACTGTAAATGACTGAGCACCTAAGTTACGAAATAGGATGTCTGCGCCTAGCGTCCCTTGATTGCCTTGAGGAAGAATAACAGATAGGCCAGTAGTAGAAGCGACGCAATCAATGATGCGAGCTGCGGGTGTTTGGCTACCATTAACTGTGCTGGGCCAAAAAAGTTGTGTATTTGCGCTAAAAGCCAGAGCATAATAAGATACATCCGTTGGAGTAACAACGGTTCCTGTAAATGGGGATACGTAGACTGGTGTTGTCATATTTTAGGGTTCCTGTACCGAAGTGTTACGATCCACGCGGCGAGAATTATCTTCGTTTTTAAGAGCGGAAATTGCGTCTGTATAGTAGCCTTTCCAAACAGGCAACTTATCCAACGCTTTTAAATATCCTTGTGCTTGCAATAGCGCACCGTACAACATAGCTTGTGGTGCAATAGCTGTCCACAAATTTTGTTGGTTAGACGCATCTAACGGCTGAACTTCAGCGTAGTAAATGATTTCCACTGGATATGATTTGTCCGGGGCTGGAGCAAAATTCCAGTTATTAAAATCATATTCAGAATAGTAAGCTGGTTGACCATTAGAAGATTCTGATAAGTATTGTGCTACGTAATCTTGGCTACGAAGCAAAATAGGTTTACCATTGACTTTCATAGACACAGTCTTACGCCAACGAGATGGTTTATTAAGCACCGTCTGGTTGGTAGCTAGACTTGTTTCTACTACGATAAGCTGGAGGTATGTCTTTAACTCCGCGGCAATGGATGATTCAGCCAACGCAATAAGGTTAGGAATCTGCGCAACGAAGTCTGCGTCATCACGCTCCATGTATTGCTGGATGTTTAACACCAGCGAATCGTAGGTCATTATTACGCTCATCGTGTGTAATAGCTATAGTTAGGTTGGAAGTAGATAGGTGATTTATCACGCTCTTCGTTGTTAGCTTGCATAAAGTATTTCTCTGCTAAGCCTTCTAAATACTGAATACGTGTCTGGTCAACGCCAGGAATCTGCATAGCCAAACGATGAGATAACGAGGCTTGTACCGAATTAATCCAGCGATCTGGTACGTAAATTTGGTTTGTCAATGAACCAACATCTTCCATTTGTTTTTCAACAAGAAGCTGGAACATTTGAAAATCGTTGTTTGGTACAGGCCACAAGTACATTGAAGGCTCAATAGTACGGTCATACCAATACTGTAGCGAACGAACCGATGGGAACTGTTTGTTTGGTAAATTCCAGTAATCATCACGATTAAGTCGTGCTAATGGAATAACCTGTTGTGATGTAGAGAATACAATCTGGCGAACAGAAAATGTTGTAGCAACAGTCTCACGCAGACGGTAGTAAACGTAGTTTGGTGTAGTGGAGATATTAAAGTATACCCACTGACGGTCTGTTAACGTGGTTGTTGGGAACTGCTGAATAGTTGTCCAAGTAACACCGTCGTTACTAACCTCATAGGCTAGGTTGTATGTTTGTGTACCATTACTATTCCAGCCAACGTAGAACACTGGCTGACCTTGACCATAGGCAAGACCTAACCAGTTTTCACCGGTTGTAGATGTTGCTGTAGTATTGAGGTTTAAATCAAACGCATTTGCTGCTTGTGAGTTGTCAGCTGGCAGATAGCCAGATGCCTGGGAATTAACAATATAAACCCAGTTAGCTTCACGAACATCAATGGTAGTTTTTGGAAGAACAATTTGTTGCTGTGCATTTAACGCACCATACAATTGGTTTTCCAAAAGCCAAAGGTTTACACCAAGGTTGGAAAGGTTTTGGAGGTTGTAGAAAAGCGCCTGCTTGCCGGCATTAACCAGCTCAGGCGTCATTTCTTCAGCGGCTTTACCGGAGTCACGAAATGCGTATGAGATTAGCTGGTCAACATTAATTGTTGTTTGACCAGTTGTATTGCTATACGCCATTTAGCGCCCCCTGCCAGATACCCGCTTTGGTAATGATTTAAGTTTTACACCAGTGTCGGCTTTGTTAAACTCTTTGGCAACTTTAGTGGGCACACCAACTTTTTTAGCAAACTTAGGGTTGTGTGCAGCAGCAGCCATCAAGCGCTCTTGTGCTTGAGATTTGCTTGGCATATTAGCATTTACCTTTAACTTTACCGCCACGTTTTTGAGCAGGCATACCTGTTGGAGAACCCATTACGTCTTGTGGAGGAGCAGCCATTTGAGCAGCTGGACTTGGCGGTTGAGCAGCAGTTGCTTGAGCTTGTTGCGAAGCAAGTTGAGCTTGTTGTGCTGGGCCAAGGTATTTAGCAATACGCTTTTTACGCTCTTGGTCTTGAACCATACCAGCCAAGCCACTACCCAAAGCACCACCAACCAAAGCGCCAGATAAACGACCATCAGCCATTTTCTTTACTTTACCACCGCGTTTGTATGCGTCTGGGCCCTTAGCACCAGATGGAGCAGCTGCTTTTTTACCAGATTCTTTGCTCTTGATGTACGGGTCTTTATGGCCAGATGGACCAACAGTCTTAGCACCAAAGTCTTTTGCTTTTACAGCTGCCTTAGAAGGAGCCTCAGCTTTTGCTGGTTTGATTAATTTGGTTTTGCGGATGTTGTCTTTGTCGCCAGAAGATTTCTTAGCTTCGTAAACGTTAGTTACAGAACCACCGGTCTTGTACTTACGTACAGTGCCGCATTCTTTTTTAGCACGACCACCATGTTTGAGCTTAGAAAGATCAGTCTTTTCACCATGATGCTCTTGTTTATCGTGCATAGCAAATGCTTTTTTAACAACAGCTTTATCTTGTTTAATATCAGCAGCATCTACTTCGCCGCCTTTTTTCATTTTGCCACCGTAGCACTTAGCTACAGCCTTAGATACGCTTCCGCCTATCTTCATTTTAACTATTTTTTTGAATCCGTCTAACATGGTAATCCTCGAGGTTATGGTTTAAAAGGATGATCAGTCCTACTTATACTAATGCAAAAAACAGGGTGTTTACGCCCCTAAAAACAGTGCTCTTTCACGTTTTCTTCGGTTTACCAAGACTTCTGGCTTGTTCCACATAAGGATCGCATCCGCGGCTCCTTGTAGGTCATTTTCATTGATCTTTTTGACCACGGTAGACTTAGCAAAATTAGTGCCTCCAATATTGAAGCAGAGGCTGTATAAGGCGTCAAATTGATGCTGGGCTAGGGGTACCTTCACCGAGCTCTCAACGGCCTCGCTACACCATTTTAAATCCTTCCTAAGCAGCTCTTCTACCTCTTCGTCTGTCAGGGTTGCGGTAATGAGGTGTTGCTCATCGGCTTTGATCAGGTGACCCACGCCAATGGTCCATAGTCCTTTGGAGTCCTTGTATGCCTTATTACGGGCGCCTTCTTCTTTGGTAATGAAGTCTAGGGTTGATTTTGCGATTGCCATGATATTTTCTTCAATTTGGGTAAATCGGTCTGTGAAGTGGATAGCGGCTGCAATGCCTAATACCCACATCAGTACTACAAATAGCTTTTTCATCTTTACTCCTTACTTTGCATATAATAATGCAAATTGGGGGTTTATTTGTTTAGCGAGTCGTATTGACTGTAGCAGGCTTCGAGGCCGGTTCTGAGGATGTCTGCTCTGGCAGCTTCCCGCTCAAGAAATTCTGCATCCTCGGCAGAAAGGGTTGCCCCAGTTCCGCACGATCCATTTGAGGCGCTTTGGGTGCGATTGGGACGGCTACGCAGCTGGCTAACAGCATCGAGCAGCTGATTGTTAATAGAAGCGATTTTAGCATCTTTGTCTTTCCTTATTTCGTCTGCGGCTGTTTGATGTAGCTCTTGAGCTTTTTGAGTTGCTGCCGCCTGTTCCATTTTGTAACGCTCAAAACGCCCAGCTTCAATGCTATACCCAGTATAACCAGCGATAAGAACAGCCAGAGCAAAAAGTCCAATTTTGACATAAGTGATTATTCCTAGCGGAAACATTATTGTGGTTCCGCACCAGACATTTGTTTACCGGCAACAGAGGCGGCACCAGAGCCAGAGACGATGCCTAGGGCACCGGCTAGCTCGGTTAGGCTAATCTCTTTGCCAGCATAGATTAAATAGATAGCAGAAGCACCAATAAGAATAAAACCACCAAGCCATGCCCAACGAGCAATGTCATGGGTCTTGTTATCTTTGCCAGTTAATATATGAGTAAATATTTCGTTCATTTATTTAATACCCCACGTAAGATACCACGCAATGAGCGCAGCAAGTGCAAAACAGTAGAACTGCACTTTTCTAACCTCTCTAAGGTCATGTTGAAATTCTTCGTTATTCTTTCGTTCAAGATTTTCTATGTCCAGTTTTATTTTGAGTAGCGCCTCCCACTCCTTGGCTCCGTACTTTTTGACAAAGTCAATTTTGAGTTTGGCCTCTTCGTCGGAGATGTGTTTTTTGTGCTTCCACTCATCTAGCGCCTTGATGAGTGCGTGTTCTTTTTTAAATTCAGCCTCACGACGAGCACGTGTGCGCTCTTGGGCTCTTTGGTTTGCCAGATCGACGGCATCTTTTTGGACACCCTCGATTGACTTGCTTAGTTGTTTAGATCCTTGCCGGGCAGAGTCTATGCTCTGTGCAAGGGCTTTGGTGCCCTCTGTTATTCCGAATGGGTCTGTCATTACGCATTACTTATCCCGCATTGCGTCCAGCTTGTCCTCAATACGATGGACAGCTTTGAGAACTTCTTCCCAACGACTGGAGAAATCATCTTTGCGCATGTAATTATCTGCTAGGTGATTTCGTAGCTCAGACACATCTTCTTTAAGAGACTGGACCGCAGTCCAGAGCTCTTTACAGAACCACCCAATAACAACACAGATCAGTGGCAGTATGGTGTTAATTAGAAATTGCAAGTCCACGGATTAATCTTTCTTAGGCTGGAGTTGGTTCAGTTACAGCATCCCACGCCTTGGTCTCTTCGTTCCAAGTATATTGCTTGCCGTCTGTTGGGTAGGCGACTGGTGCCTCCCAAATGTAGCTAGTTTGATTCAAAGTCCAAGAAGCATATGGTTGTGGAGCATGGAAACCTGTTCCATCCCATGTATAACCAATACCAGCATAGTTTTTGTTTAAGGCTTCACCGCCATCTGGCTGACCATCAGCACCATAGTGAACTCCACCACGGGTGTTGTATGAGGTCTGTACCCAGCTTGCTGGGTCACCAAGAGCCCCAGTAGCGATGAACTCTGGCTCAGCGACGATGACTTGGGTTACGAGGTTGTTTTCAACTTTAGCAAAGTGTGCCATTATTTTTCCTTTATATATGTTTCCAAGACTGTTTTGCCCAAATACGATACACCGTAGATGGAACTAAATCAAACTCATTGCAAAGCACTTTATAGCTTTCATTGGCTCTTGCTCTTATTTGTTCTATTTGTTCATTTGTTAGCTTGTGATGACCTTGTGATTCACCTTTAGCTTGACGATTTTTACCTACTTTATCAGCAATATTTTGTTTGTGTGTGCCGTAAAACAGGTGTTTTGGGTTAACGCACAATGGATTATCGCAAGTATGACAAACACACATTCCTTTGGGAGAATTGCCTAAATGAATTTTTGCTGAGAATTGATGCGCTCTTGTCATTAACTGAATATCACCATCCCAAAATTGACCATATCCATCTTTATCTGTTGCGCCTAAAAAATTCCAGCAAGCATCATCAGACTGCTTATCAGTCTTTGACCAAAATTTTTGTTTGCTGTCTATTCTAGGTCTTCCCATATCTCACCTCGCATTAGCGAATTTCGTTGGATTCTCGGCAAATGCCATGTAGATATATGTACCACCAGATGCGTTTATATTTGAACCAGATGATCTAATTTTAAATCCGTTTGATAAAAAATCAAATCCGTTATCAGAAGATTCAGCTAATGAATCATTTGGATAAAGTGCTAAGTCAACTAAATTATAAGTATTTCTAGTGCTATCCATTGTTACCCAATAGCTAGTTGTATCAGTTCTTTTTCTTAATACAAACTTAGGTCTAAACCCTGTGTATACAAATGGACCGTCAGCAGAACCATTACCTGTATAGCTACCAAACTGTGAGAAGCCAGCTACGGGTGCCCAGCAGTATGCTACCATTGTTGCACTAGCATCATAATTACTACCAAGACCAGCAAAACTCATAACTGTACTTGTCGGTGCTGTGTTATTAAAAATAGTTCTTGATGCGGATGCGCCAGTTGATTGAAGAAAAACTGAGTTAGTTGCACCTAAACTTTGATGATATACAGCCCATCCTGATGTTGCACTTCTTTGTTTAGTAATAATCATTGCTGGCGCAACACCAAGCCCATGACCTACTGTCCAAGAAGAGCCTGAAGCTGGGTTTGTATAAGTAACAATACTAAATCCAGCGGTTGCATTTACACTTACTGTGGATGTAACAGATCCATTGTTGTTGGTTGATGTTGATCCTTGTCCAGCTTGCCATTGCCAAGCAACCATAGATGCTCCATTGCTATTACCGCCAGCATCAGATCCAACAGTAAATCCACTAGAGTCAAATGATGTAACACCAGAATAAGTAGCTTCGGCATCAGATAAATTTGATGCTAAAAATTTAGTTGTTCCACGAACAGAGTCAAAAAGACCATTATTGTAGGTATTTGAACGACCTTTATACCAAACAAAATCAGGTTTAAAGCTACCAGCATTGGTTACTGATAGAGATGATCCATTACCAGTATAGGTAGTAGCATCCATTACTGTCCGACCGTTGGGGATTGCGTATGTTGTTGGCATAGTCTTATAGGTTGTAAGTGTTAAGTCCAACATACCCTGCTGGTGGCGTATACGCCCAAGGTTGTTGACCAAAGTTAACAGAGAATCCTTCTCCGCCTGATGAGTTATATGCTCCACCAGCAAAGAAGAAGCTACCAGTAATACCTGTTGCGGCTACGCCTTGGCTTGTTCCATTTTTATAGAATGTAATTGTGCCAGCACCAGCATCAAATGCTACTCCAATAACATCATTTACTGTATAGGATGTTCCGTATGCAGAGTTTGTGTTGTTGTAGTAAAGACCACTGGAATTGTAATACGCATAAGATGGCGTAAAAATCCAAAAACGAGAATCGGCCACATTCGCATTAAACGTACTTCCAACTATTCCATACATAGCATTTGAACCAGATTGGAAAGTAAATTCAGCATAGAATTTACCTGTTCCATTCATCGCCATAGTGGAGCAAATTGATTTCCAAGTTGCGTTTGCAGAGCTATTAAATGTTAAGTTTCCGTTATATGAAGTTGAACTACTTGGAATATCCAATGGGTTCAATACTGCATAGTTTGCCTGTGTTGTGCTGGTCAGCGTTGGGACGTCGGTCATGGTGTCAAGTGTATAGCCTGTTGTCTGACCGATGTTGTTAGCTGTCCAGTTGTTGCCAGCTGGGCCAAAGTCTGTAACTGTATTGGCAAGGATGGCAAATGGGTATGTTGCTGCAGTTGACACAGAACCGTTGTTGGTGATTGAGAACGCATTTGATGAATTATCAACAATAGTAGCGTTTTGCAATGTCAACAAAGATGTTCCGCTTACATTGGTCAACGGTGTTGTAGAAGGTGTAAAGCTGTTTGTATATAAGCCAGTACCTTTTACAATACGCACGTTGGAGATGTAGCCCGGTGTGTATTGGGCACCATTATTCTCTCCACCGATTGACTGAATCTGTGTTCCTGTTAAATTGGTTGAATCTGTGTTAGTGGATTGCAATACCCCGTTAATAAACATCTTTAACGATGAGCCTGTTCTGGAAACAGCCAAGTGATACCAGTTGTTTGCACTAACTGTTCCGCCTGTCCAAGTGCCACCAGCGGTAATGAAACGGAATGTACCACCAGCGAGAATCTGGAATGTATAAACCTGACCACCAGAACCACCCCAACGAGCAATTAATGTTGGGTTATAGCCGGGGCTAACGTTAGTAACGTATGCCCAACATTCAATCGTAAAGTCGCCGGGTAAGTCAAATGCTGAGTTGTAAGCAGCAGTTAAATACTGGCTAGAACCATTAAACGAGCCAGCATAAGACTGAGTTGCAGTCATCGGCAAATAAAAGCCATTTGTGCCGTAGCTGCCGCCGTAGTTAATTGGTTGCCATACACCGTAGCTGTTAAATGTGCCAAATGCAGTAGGGGCTAGTGCTTGACCGTCGATGAACTGAACATTAGCCATGTAGCCGTCAAAGTAGAAATTATAACTTCCTGTATAGTTTTCATAACCAATTTTTATTAATTTACCTGCTGTGTTGTATAGCCAATTTCCTGTCACTGCAGAACTTGATGCAAATGATGTTACTTGAACGCCATTTACATACAATTTAGGCACTGAAGAAGCTGAACAAGCAACAACAATGTGATACCAAGCTGCTGGGTCACGATAAACAGCATTTGTAATAATTCCTTGTTCCCCGCCACCAGCATAATTATTAATAATTCGAATTTGGTCTGAACTTGTAAAATCTAAAACACTATAATTTGAAGTATCAGTAAAGGAATTAAATAAACCTTGGTAAGCCCCAAACTGACCTCTTTTTACCCACGCACTCCAAGTCCAAGTAGTTTGGTTACTTGTTACTGTTGGTGTGCGTGATAAGTATGCAGAGTTGCTTGAACGAAAACGCAATGAGTTGCCGACATAGGTCAACGGTGTTAAGTATCCGCTTGATGTAAACGTGTGGATTACATTGCCACCAGTGATCGTAACTGTACCGCCAGCCATTTGTTGAGTAGTGCCTGCGTAGCTAATGATTACGATGCCTGAGCCGCCAGCGCCGCCCGAGTCAGGTGGGACGTTGAAGTTACCGCCACCGCCACCGCCGGTGTTAGCTGTACCAGAGTTTGGTGTGCCGCTTTGTACACCAGAGCCGCCGCCTCCGTTACCACCAGTTCCTTGCGTTCCGCTATATGCACAACCGCCGCCGCCGCCAGCGTAATATTTAGATGTGCCAGATATAGTGGATGCTACACCAACACCACCATTACCGCCAACAGAAGTACCTGATGCGTTACCGCCAGCAGCACCGGCACCGCCGCCACCACCTCCCGGCGAACCGCCTACGCCGTTGTTAAAGCCACTACCACCAGAGTAACCTTGACCAGAAGTAGCGGAACCGCCTGTGCCTTGACCAGCGCCTGATCTAGCACCGCCACCGCCGCCTGAACCGCCAGAAAGACCGTTCCACACGGCACTTGAAGCGCCGTATCCGCCCGCACCGCCGCCACCGACAGCTGCTGTGGAAACTACTGCAAAGGAAGAATTTGCACCGCTAGTGCCTTGACCATCGGTAGTAGCACCTGCACCACCAGCACCAACGGTTACTAAGTATGTGGAGTTAGTGTCAATGGTTGTACCAGAGCCTGATAATAGACCACCAGCACCGCCACCACCTACTGCACCGCCACCACCACCAGCTACAATTAAATAGCTTGCAGTTAAAGAATTTAATGGGGTGAGTGTGCCCGATGTGTTAAATGTGTGGATAGTATTTCCACCCACGGATGTGACGATACCGCCACCAAATTGTTGTGCGCCAGCATAAGAGATGATGACTACACCTGAGCCACCTTGTCTACCAAGGTTTGCTCCGTTGCCATAACCACCGCCACCACCACCACCGCCTAAATTAGCAGTTCCTGCAGTTGCATTGTTATTTTGATTTGAACAACCAGTACCTCCACCGCCCGTACCTCCAGTGCCACCAGTGTATCCAGAAGCGCCACCAGTACCACCACCGCCGCCGCCAGCGTAAGTTACTGAAGAACCAGTGATTGATGATGAAGCGCCATTACCGCCAGTACCGCCATTGTTGCCAGAACCGTTAGAGCCTATTGCACCAGCTCCTCCACCGCCGCCGCCTCCTCCACCAACGCTACTATAATCTCCAGCTCCCCCATTGTATCCTTGTCCCGATGTTGCTGTACCTGCGGTTGTTGCTGAAGAATACCAACCGCCAGAACCACCGCCAGAACCACCATTACCACCATTGGCTTGATATTTTGCACCATAACCACCTCCAACTGAAGCAGTTAATGCACCAAATTGAGAGTTTCCACCTTGTGAGCCATTAGTTCCCACTCCAGTAGGAGCAGCGCCACCAGCGCCCACAATAACTGCATAAGATAAAGTAGGATTTAAGGATGTTGTGCCTGTTAAAAATCCACCGCCCGCACCACCACCAGCGTTGTCAGAACCTCCGCCGCCACCACCAGCTACTTGAAGATAAGTTGCAGTAACGACAGACGCACCGCCGCCACTCGTCCAACCAAAGGCGGCTAGGGCTGCTGCTCCAATTTTAGATAAACGTGGCATCTATAAGACCTTAAGCGAATTTAGTTACTGAGGCGAGTACTGTGTAGGTAGCGGATGCTGTCTTGATGATAACAAAAGTGTAGGAGTCAAGCGCTGAAGCATCACCGCTAGTTGGGGCAGTACCACCCTGCCATTTAGGAGTGACGGATGTACCGTCAATGGTAAACGCACTTGGGTAGTACGCCGTTGTGCTGTTAGTCACAACCAGTGTGCATGAGATTGAGTCACCCACGGCCATCGCAGTGTTCAGTGTAGTACCAGAGCTAAACGAGAAGTTTATCGTCCAGTTGTTTGCGTTGTTGGCTGTGTAGTACTGAACAGCACCGCTGTTGACATAGAAGTTAGTAGTCGCTGTCGGTGCAGTACCAACAATGTTAGCGACCTCAGTGATGTTGTTTGTCTTGATTGACGCAGTGGCAGTTGTGCCGCTAAATGTCTGAGTTGCTGTAAATGTATTGGTTGCGTTGGTAACGGCAATATTAGCGCCAGCCAATGTTGTAGCGCCAGTACCACCAGAAGCAATTGGCAGTGTGCCTGTTGTTAACGCAGAGGTAGATGTTGCGTAAACAGCACCACCAGATGTGAACGATGTTAGGTTTGTACCACCAGCTGTTGTTGGCAATGTGCCAGTTGTCAGCACAGAGGTAGATGTTGCATAAACAGCACCACCAGATGTGAATGATGTTAGCCCTGTACCGCCGTTAGTAGTGGCCAATGTACCCGCAAGGGTAATTGCTCCGCTAGTTGACGTACTAGGTGTAAATCCAGTTGTTCCGGCAGAAAAGCTAGTTACTGGGGAGGCAGACGCAGAATTTGCCAACAAAGTAACAACACCAGAGTTGTTCTTGTAGTAGAGCTTACCATCAGTAATGTTGATCGCCAACTCACCGTTGACAAGATTAGTATTTACAGGAACCGCAGAGGCAGTCGTGCTGTAATATAATGAGATGGGTGTGTAGCCTGTAGCTGCCATGTTTATTTCCTAGTTAAAATGTACCGCCAGATACGCCTGACCATGTGGGTGCACTGGCACCATTTGATAATAATACTTGCCCTGCTGTTCCAGCTGCAGTTAATGCTAATGCAGATGATGTTGAGTATGGTACTGCGCCAGCAACCGCTGTTAAGTTAGCGTTTGTACCACCATAACCTAAACCTATTACGTTTCCATTCCATGTGCCGTTTGTGTATGAGCCAGCCCATGAAAGTGTGTTGGTTGACCAACTTGCGTTTGATGGTGCATAAGTATGCGTATCCCATGAACCAGCCGCTGGGGAGTTAGCCAGCAAAATAACTTCAACAAACGCACCAGATTGAACTGTTGCGACAGTAGTACCAGAGTTATTTTTAACAACAATTGTACCACTAGATTGGTTATTGTTAAATGTAAAGTTGGTACCACTTGGTAAAGTAGTTGCATCTGGTAGCTGATATGTCTGACCGCCAGATCCAGTAACAACATAGTTTGGTACAGAGGCTGCTGTTAATACAGTAGTTGTACCTGCCGCCGCAACATTTAAAAAACCTTCAGCTATAGAGTTTGCAATAATATTAGAATTAGCATCACGCAACACTACACTGTTTGCACCGCTTGAAGCTGTTACACCAGTACCGCCGTTAGCTACAGCCAATGTACCAGCTAGAGTAATTGCACCAGCGGTTGCTGTGTTAGGTGTTAAACCAGTTGTGCCACCACTAAAGGTTGACACTCCAACAGTTGACAAGTTTGCCCAAGTTGGAGCACTTGATCCGTTTGAAACTAATATTTGGTTACTTGTGCCAGCCGCTGTATAAGCATGAGCTGTACCAGTACCATATCCAACGCCACCCGCTGTCGGTGTAGCTGTGCTGTTAGTACCGCCGTTAGCAATAGATACTGGAGCAGATAAACTAAACTGAGTACCAGTTAATGTTAATCCGTTACCAGCTGTGTATGTACCAGCACCAGAGAACTGAACCCAAGTAACTGGTGTTGTGCCTAGTGTGCCACCCGGATCAACCGTACATACCCAACCAGTGTCACCGTTAATTGTACCTTCTTCAACAAACACATAAGCAGAAACTAATTGGTTCCAAGTGTTTGCATCAGTTGTACGAGTCCACGCACCAGAGCCAGATAAATAAATACCGTTGTTTTGCGATAATGATTGGTTCTTAACCAACACACGACTTGATGATGTTGTTACACCGTCAATTGTTTGCTCGCCAGATAAAGTAATGTTTGCCGTTGTGGCGACCAATACTGGAGCTTTGGTATTTAAACCTTGTGCAACATTATCTACATATTGTTTAGTAGCAAGTTGTAATGCAGATACTGGATCTTGTGTTACAGTAACGCTTGTCAAACCACCTAATGTAAGGCTAGTTGCGCCCAATGCAATTGCTGTAGTACCAATAGTAACAGAACTATTTGTTAATGAGCCGTTACCAATATTTGTTAGGGTATTGCTTGCCCCACTAATTGTTTTGTTAGTTAATGTTTGGCTACCAGTTAAAGTTGCGACAGTGCTATCAATACTAATTGTTCTTGCTGCAGAACCATCAAAGGTTGTACCAGTGTTTAACTGTAATCCAGTGCTAACAGTTAACGCATTTGTTGTGTTAGCTGTAATCGTGCCACTTGCACCTAGTGCAACAGTTACACCATTATAGGTAACAGAGCTATTTGTTAACCCACTATTTGGAATCGTAGCGTTAATTTGACTTGGTGCAATACTGATTGTTGTATTGCTTGCAGAAGTAATTTGACCTTGAGCGTTTACTGCAATAGTTGGTACTGAAGTTGCAGTACCATAAGATGCTGCTGTTACGCCAGTGTTACTAATTGATAATGTACCAGCGGATGTAATTGGGTTTGTTGTACTGGAAGATAAACCAGTACCAGCACCAATCGATGTTACTGTACCTGTACCAACAACGCTAATCCATTGTGTGTTGTAATCAACACCAGAGGCTTTTGCTAATACTTGACCTGTTACACCGCCTGTTGGAACACCGGGACCTGCGGGACCTACTGCACCTTGTGGGCCAGTAGCACCATTTTGACCAGCTGGAATAGTAAAGTTTAAAACAGCCGCAGTTGATGTGCCAGAGTTATTTACGTTTACGTTAGAACCGGGAGCGCCTGTATTAACAGTGCCTACAGCGATTGTAGCGGCTGTTCCGGGCGCGCCTGTGGCTCCGGTAGCGCCTGTAGCTCCAGTCGCTCCTGTAGGGCCTGTAGGGCCTGTAGGGCCTGTTGCTCCAACTACTTGTCCAACGTCTGTTGTATAACCAAGTGAGTTAGTTAATAATAAATGACCAGAACCATTAATAGACGCAGATACATAACCCGGAATTGGACCAACTGATTGGTTTGTTCCGTCTGTGTAATAAAATACTAAGTTGCTACCAACAAATGATACTGACGCAATCAATTTACCCGGCGCAACAGCGTTAGCAAGGTACCCTACTAATGTTTGTTTTGTAACGCCACCTTGAACAATAACCGCCAGGTCATTAGACGAGACGGTTGTTGCTACTGGTAATTGTGATATCGACTGGTCAGCCATTTTTTAATCCGTTAAATCGCCAGACTTGCCGGCGGTGGTGGAATCTTGTTTTGATTGCGTAATAAAGATAGAGTTCCGGCTTGGGTTGTTTGGCTTTCTTGTGCCATTTACAGGACTATCAATTGGGCCAGCTGGAGCTACTCCAGTTGTCAATTGTTGTCCACCAATCGGGCCAGTTGCCACTGAGACATCTGGTCTTGGGAAACGCAATGCTATATTTTCTGTTTGTAATGCTGGTAAGCGCCAAGGATCGAAGTTATCTCGATCTTCCTTACATACGCGCATACCTGGAAAGTTTGGGTCGGGCATTAAATCTACATACGCGAACTTCCTGCTGCAGCGATCGCAGATCGCCACAGACAGGACAGAATTGCCTCGCGTGTCGATGTAGACAGGCACTATTAGCCCTTAACGCCAGACTGGATAACTGTTAGTGTATCTCCGGCTGTTCCACCATTAATACGAATTGCGCGGTACGGTTGTGCTAAAAAGCCAGCTGCGTTAGGCGCAGTTGTTGGTGCAGTAACCCAAGTAAAGTTTGCAGTCGTGAAGTTGCCGTTAACCACAGGGTATGGATCTGTTGCAGAAACTTGAACAGTGCCAGATCCTGAGTTAACATAAGTAACTTGAAATGGGGCTTGGTACTGGTCTAAAATAACCGGGGCGGTTGTTGTTCCAGCTGTTGGGATTGTTACTACTACTTGACGCATGATTTCTCCTAAGCGGTGAAAGAGGCGGGTCTCCCCGCCGTTTTAATTAGTTATTTGTATAACCAGAACCGTAGGCAGAGATAGAACCGTCAACGTTACGGGCTGTGTAAGATACATCGAATGTACCACCCAAAGAACCGCTTGACAATGTTGTTACAGAAGCCGCAGAGAAAGTAAATGTAGCGTCAAGTGTACCAATGTTGTTAAGGATTGCTGCAACAGCTGCAGTAGCTGTAAAGGCGATAGAAATAACACCACCAGCTGCTGTTGGGGTAATTGTACCGATAGCAGTAGTTGTTACGTTACCAGTTGTTGGGTTAGTTTGGGCGATTGATACAGTGATAACACCACCAACCAAGCCACCAGCGGCAACAGTTTGGAATAAACGAATGTTGGAAATTTGTGCGCCAGCTGGCAATACAAATGGAGTAACAGTTGTAGAACCTACGTCAGCTGTTGTAAGGGTTGTAGCAGTACCAGTTGTAGTGGTAATTGGGTTTGTGATGTAGCTTTGCTGTGTGCAAACTACTGCGCCAGTGTTGTCTGGAGCGATTACGCCGTTGTTTGTTGGGTTGTTGCGCTTGAATACGCGAATTGGGCCTGTAAATGTACTAGACATGGTATTTCCTTAATCTCAGTGGGTATCCCAAGCTGTCTCTGAGTCGTCACTGCCGGGAAGGATCGGCGGTCAGAATGGGATTAATCTTCCTATTTATACTAATGCAAAATCCAAGGTATTTCCGCCCCAAAAAGCAAAAAAGCCACCTTGTGGGTGGCTTTTTTGTTACTGCGGAGAGGTTTGGATTACAAACCAGCTGTACCGTAAACGTTACGCGCATCGTGCCAACCTGTAGCATAACGCTCAGTAGCCTTATAACGCATGCTGTCTGTCTCGAAATCGCCTTCCATGGATTTCTCCATTGGACGACGCATAACGAGCATCAAGCCGTTTTCTGCATCAGTCTGAACCCACCAGGCTTTGCTAGAGGACAAACGTGTTACCACGTGTGTACCCTTAGGCAACATACCTGTTGATTTGATTGGGTTCAAATCGTTGTCAGCTGTACCAGAACGGAGAACAGACTTCAGAATTACTTCTGCCTGGAACTCGAGTGCTGGAGGTACTACCAATTGCTCAGCTTTCAAACGAATACGCTTACCATTGTTGTCGATAGCGCCACGGATTTGAATTAACATCTGTTCAACAGAAGTTTGGCTCAAAGAAGCAGCTGTAGACAATTGGTTAGAGTAAGTCTGACCGTTTGCAATTGGGTGTGCTGTGTTGATCAATGTAACGCCATCGCCACCAACGTAGCCAGTTGTGAACGCGAAGTTCAACAAGTTAGCGCAGAGGGTTTCTTTGGTTTCAATCATAGACTGAGCCAAATGTTTAGCAAAAGTGCTACCGATACGGATGTGATCGCCGTCTTCCATCAAAACTTTGGTCAAAGCGTATGCTAAGCCATAGATTTGGTAGATGAAACGGGTGATGTACAAAGTACCACCTTGATCGTAGCTAACTGGAGTGCCGTCAGGCATCGCAGGAGCTGCGTTCATACCGAAGAGCATTACTTCTTCATGGTAGTTACGTGGAATACCTTGGATCTGTTCAACAAATCCCTTCCATTCGTCAGCGCGTTGTTCATAAACGCCATCAAAGACTTCGTTGATAATCGGTTCGACTACCGCACGAAAGTCGGTACTACGCATTGGGGTTGCCATTGCTTATTCCTTTCGTATTAGATCGATACCGCTGGGGCAGCGAATGTATTGTTAGCGATGATAACTTGAACGATTGTGTAAGCGTCACCCCAAGTGTTTGTCACACCTGCTGGATATGCTACTTCACGACCGAGACCAACTACGCGAACTTGACCTTGAGCACCAGAAGCAACAGGAGTTGCTAAAAGAGCTGTAGTAGAGAAGCCTGCGCCGCCGTTACCGATTGTGTAACCGTCAGTTACTAATGAACCTGTTGTAGTGTCAAAGTTATACTCTGTACCAATAGCGGCTGTTGTTACAGAACCGTTACATTGGATTTCGTATACCAAAGCTGGATCTTGGAAAATCCAGAATACTACTTGGGTTGCAGCTGCTAAAGAAGTAGCAGTGATTGACTTACCAAGTGTACGACGACCTTCAGCGGTTGTATATTCTACACCGTCGAAAGAACCGTAAACTTTACCGCTAGCTGCGGTTTGGTTAGCAATTGTTAATTGGCCAGAAGAAGTCAGCGCTACTGGAGTGTACTGGTAAAATGCCACTTGGGCACCAGTCAAAGAGTAAGGCGCTGTGTAGGTACCAGAACCAGGGGTATAGCTGTTTGTTCCAACGAATGGAACAGAACGATCTAAACCGCTTGGGTGGTACGCAGGCTTCAGACCAAAGGGTTGAAATACTGTAGACATAGTCTAATTTCCTTTGTTTTTTGAAGAATGTTATTGGAAACGAATGTTTTTATTATTCGCTTTTGCAGTATCCTTTTCCATTTCCAAAAGACCACCCTCAAGAACTGAACGACCACCTTTATTACCTTGCGCTGTGTCGCGAACCTGCGCTGTAATATTACGTTGGTGTTCAAGCGGATCCTCCAAGTGGAGCATACGCATTACTTCTTGATAGATGTCCTCAGGTAACTTGAAGAGCACCATTTCGTTACAACTAACACAGCCTTCAAACTTGCCCGAGCTCATCTTGCCTAGTCCTTCAAAGCCCTTACCTAATTCTGAGGCTTTAACTGGCTCATAACCCAATGCCATACGTTTGTCGATACTGTCGTAAGTGTTGGTTGTTGACAACCAGCACAAGTGCATCCCCGGAATAATCCCCGCAGGAAGATCGGGCAATGCACTATTTGCCCACTTGTCTCTAAACGCATCAAGGCGTTCACGACGTGCAATGTCATCTGGGTTGGCGCCATTTGAGCGCTCAACCACTTCTTGTACTCGATCCGCAATGCGGTCATCTAAGTCACGTGATTCTCTTTTAATTCTTGGATTTGCCATTTTAATTAACCTTTATTCTGTCTGTCGTACGCTTGATAAGCGCGGATCATTTTGTTTCGTTTAGCTACGTCGTCCCATGCACCAGCATCTTTAATTGCTTGAACTCTATCACGACTTAACATGACGGTTCCTGGTTTCGCTACCTGAGAGCTACTCGACCGGTTGGAGGATGTTGGTCCTGCCTTTTTGTTGGACGAGTTACCCTTTGAGGAGTAACGATGGGGTAAACGTGCCTGTAAACGATTATCTAACTCTTCCCAGTATTCTGGATCTGCTGCATCCCAGCCTTCACCGGCGAGTTCTTGGTCAATTACCTTGGCAATTCTACTATCTGTGTCTCGAGCCTGCGGATCATACCAAGAGTTCTTTTTAAGCCACTTGGTAGCATTTAGTTGCACTTCCGTATTTACCGGATTTGGAACATTTTGCTTTGGAGATTTTGCAACCTCGAGTTGTTGTTTTTTATACGCTTGGACTTGAGCTAAACGTTGCTTAGCGTCTGTTAGCTGTTCCAAGTATTCCATTTGAGCAGCAACGTCGTTATCTTGAGCTGCTTGTACCATACGCATCTTAGCATACTCGACACGGGTGGCTTCATCTTCCACGGCCTTGTCAAGTTGTGCAATCTGATACGAGGTAGCGGTGCTTTCTACTGCTGCTAACCGCTTAGCTAGCTCTTCGTTGCGGCGCTCAAGCGCTTGAATCTTGTTTTTAGCAGAAATTTCACGCTGGCGTTTTAGATCTTTCTTAAGACGGCGCTCTTCGCGTCGTGCTTCTCTAATTGCCTCACGCTCTTCGGGAGTTTCGCCTTCATTAGGCTCTTCTTCACCTTCTTCGTCGTGATCTTCGTTTTCTGCTGAAGGCTCATCGTCCTTCTTCTTTTCTTTCTTTTTCTTTTTGCCCTCTTTGTCGGCTTCTTCGCCTTCTTCGAGAACTAAAAGATCTTCTGGTACTGTTTCTAGGGCTACTAGAGCACTACCATCTTCCTGTTCTTTTACAGGGATATCATTTTCATTTTCCGCCATACTTTTCTTTCAAAAGTTAATCTACAAACGCCTTCATCTTCTGCGCATACTCAAACGACTTAATGCAAGAGATGATTTCACGTGCCTGTAACGTAATAAACACCACTGGGGCGCCTTCGTCTTCGGGCTGAACAACAAAACGGTCACCGCCGTACTTGATAGTACGTACTAGATCACCTTCTTTACACCAAGGGCCTTCTGGCCATGGAGATAATTCTGCGTCTAGGTTACGGTATGCCAGCGGTCCAATTTGGATCACTTTAGCTACAGTTTCATTGAAACGTATCGTCTGTCTGGTTTCATCTACTAGGATGATTCCACCTTTGCTGGTATTCTTTTCCCTGCGTAACTGCACAAGTACTCGGTCTCCAGCCACTTCAACGCCAGTATCGATTACAGGAAAACATTCTTCCTCTGATCGTGTATCCGGCTCTTCATTTCCTTTTAAATCAAACACTATTCAGTGCTCCTATAGGCTATTCAGCCTCGCTATCCTCCGTTAAGAGGTTGTTGATAATATCAAGAGCTTCCATTAAGCCCTCATGCCTACCCACCATTTTCTTATACTCGTCAAATGAGTGGATATTGATGCCAGCTGTAATAGCCTGACTCAATTCGTCGCCAGCTTCTTTCAAGCGGCCAATTAATTCTGAGATTGGGTCCTTCATATTTATACTAATGCAAAAATGTGCAAAAACCCGCCCCAGATTTTAATAAAAGTTACCGCCGTCGATATCTTTAAGATTCTTACCTGGGCCTACTTTGCTGTCTTTAGCCATTTTGTTGCCGTTAAGCACAGCATTGTTAGCGCGCTTGCTACCGGATGGGCCTTGCTCTACCTTTTGATCAGGACCACCAGCGTAGCCAGGGGTACCGGTCATCTTGTAGGCTTTTTTGAAGCCTAATTCGCCGCCGTCTTGTTTTTTAGTTGCCATTATTGTCCTTCAGTGGGTGGTTGTTGCTCTGGTTGTGCTGCTTGTTGCTCTTGCATCTGCTGCATCTGTTGTTGATGCTGCTGGTCTGCTTGAGTTAACTGTTGTTGATGTTGTTGATCAGCCTGTTGTAGTCCTTGTTGATGCTCTTGGGCTGCTTGGGCTTGTTGCTGTGCTGCCATTGTGGCTTGATGCTGTGCCTCAATATTGTTTTGAACCTGGGCTGCTTGCTGCTCGAATGCTTGCTGCTGAACTTCTAATCCATGTTGACGGATATCTTGTTCTGCCGCCATAGTAGCTTCCATTGCAGACATGTTTTGCTCATGTTCTAACTTAGCTTGTTGCTGGTCCATCTGTGCGCCAGCGCTAATCATCGCAACACGCTCTTTTGCAGCGTTGTTGATGTTAGCCATTGCAATATCTGTAGCATTACGTTGGCTGTCGATGTTAGATTGTGTGCTGTACTTAGCTGCCAACTCTTGAACTTGCTGTTGCAACTGAGCAACTTTAAGCTGGTAGTCTTGCTGGGCTTTTTGCAGATCGAGCTGCATCTTAGCCTGAGCTTCTTGTTGTTTGCGCTGTGTCTCAGCCATCTGGGTCTTGAGAATTACCGCAGCTGTTGGATCAGCCATCATAGCAGACTGCTGCTGAGACTGTTGAGCTTGCTGTACCTTCTGTGCCAGTTGTTGGATCTGCTGGATGTATGGTCCAAGATCTTGCTGTGACTCTTCGTTAACCAATTGTGACGCTAGTGCAATAGCTTGCTGCGCTTGCTGAGTCATTGGTTTCTCTTGATGCAGATCAAACACATCTTTTCCATTGTCTGAAGCCTGAGCTACATAACCGCGAACAGACTGCAGATAGTGCAATGTCAAGTGCTGCTTGATATGCTGCAATGCTTGTGGAGCAAACGTTGGTCCAATGACGGGATTCCCACCATAAGCAGGATTCATCGCATACTCTAAGTGAATCTTAATATGCGCCAAGTGATCTTGGTCGGGGTACGCCGCTGCGGGGCGACCCATCGTCATCGAAACGTTTTCAAGTGCTGGATTAGACTCTTTTGCACCTAATGGGTTCGGAAGTACCTCATCCACAGACGGAACTTTAAGCTGACCTAATACACGACGATACACAGCACGGATGTCAAACATTCCGGGGGGCGCAGAGGTAGCCATTTGTAGCAGGGCTTGGTTCTGTGCAAGACGCTGTGTCTCAGAGAAGATGTTAGGGTCTGAAACTGGACGAACGTCGTTGTTATACGAGAAGTCACGTACCTTAACTTCAGTACCGGACTCGTTGTCCATCTCATCTAAATACCAATGATTTAAACGAGAAATAATTGCTAGGGATTTAGCCTGTGAGCGGTGTAAACGGGCATGGATTGAGGAGAAAACTTTAGCGCCTTGCTCAATCAGAGCTTGTGTTGTACCAACTGGAGCATTGGAGTTAATTTCTCCAATCTTTTCTTCAGCTGTTGTAACAACACCTTTAGCTGCAGTAGTTAACCAACCAAGTAAGTCAAACAATGTGGATGACGGTGGGTTAAACGGCATTGGCATAGCAATCTGACGGATGTCAGTAATGCCGGGGCCAGATTCTACTTCGATTACTTGTGTTGGTTCAATTCTGTCAGACTGGCCAGAAACTCGTCCAGTTTTGAGTTTAAGCATTGTCTGACTGTTGTTGATATGAGCAGCATCAAGCAGAGCACGTAAAGAACCAGTAAGAGCAGCAGAGAGGCCACCAATAAGATGGGGGAGGCCAATAGCATAAGCACCGCGCCAAGGAATGAATTTGAACTCAACATACCAATCCAGTTTTTCAAGCTTCTCATCATTAGCTTCCCAGTTACGACGAAGAGCCAATACGTCACCGCTTGACTCATCAATTGTTAAAATGTAAGGCGCACGACGGCCTTCTGTAAGCGGGTCTTCCTCTAAACGCAGATAGCAAGTGATTTCATACACACGACGCAATCCGTCGATGTTTTTAGATGGCTCACGTTTGCCTTCAATCTTGTTGTTTGCAGCTTCAGAACGAGTCTGGTCTGTTAGAGGTGCGTCTGATGTGTACTCAAAGTTTTCCAGGTCACGGTATGTGCCGTCATCAATACGCTTTTGGTATGTGTCTTCTGTAATGTCTTGCTGCTCTGCAACACGTTGCGCTGTGTAGAAGTTTGTTGCAGCATAAGGGAGAATGATGTTGTCAATTGGAACCCATTCGCACAGTGGACGTTTTTGTTCGTCGTCAAATCTCCATTTGAGATACTGTGAACCACCTAGGGGTAGCTGGGTTAACAGCTGCTCCATCTCATCGCGGTACTCAGGTACCTGCTCGGAGAGCTGCCAGTTAAGAAATGATACTTTACGGTTTGCTGTCTCTTCTTTGATGCGGTCTGCATCACCTTTGATATTGGATTTAACAATACCATCTGGTGGGAGAAGTTCTTTAGCAGCGGAAGCAGCAAAGTCAACGCATGCTTCTGCCATAACAGGGTGAACGACTTTAGAGGCTCCGTCAAACGTGGCTCCTCCGGGCGCGTCCTTACCCAGACCGGTACGGCGTAAACCTTCTTCGTACTGCTTATCTCTTTCGCTACGTGCTTCTTTGTCTACATCAATGTAGTCAAGGTATTCGTTTGCTAAATTAGCTAATACGTCTTCATCAAAGATCTCTGCCAGGTTCTCGTAGAACTCTGGATCTTGTGTTGGACTTTTTTTGTCCTGGTAGTTAATTACAACTGAGCCATCTTCTAGCTCAATGACTTCTTGTTCTGCTTCGTCTGAATCCAAACCTAACTCTTCTTCAAGCTGTGAGACTTCTTCGTCTTGATCAATAGCTTGTTGAAGGTCTTCCTCGCGATCTAAGGCTGGAAGCGCTGCACCGGTTTGAATTGGAATTTGGGGATTTGCCATAGATTGGGTATTTGTTGGATAATGTTCCTATTTATACTAATGCACAAATTAGGCTGTTTCCGCCCTATTGAGCATAAGGATTTGCAGTACGTTTGGATGGGTCGTAATCAGCATAATCATAATCCCTGGCTGGTAGGGGGTCCAAATTGACCCATCCGGAGTCACGCAGCACTCGTAGCGCCTGTGAGAGGGAATCAACGTAGTCATCATGACCGCCTGCTTCTGGGAATGAACACACTTGGCGGATAAACCGCTTAGACCAGTCGGCAAAGTCACCTTTTTTGACAGGATCTTCTGGAATGTAGACTTTTCCCTTAGCAATCAATGGCGCTACTATGTTTAAACGCTGCACTTTGTCAGCGCGCCCTGGATTGTAACCTTGCACATAGATTCCAGAGCCCTGGAGTTCTTGGATCAGTGAAATACCCGCAGATTTATCCTCCATCAGCACCATGTCTGCTTTTTTGCCCTTACCAAAGTCATTATCTGCTCCGTACACAACCTCTTTGTAGTCATCGATTACTTTACGGCGCAATTCTGGATAGTTAAGGTGGTGGTCCCATGCGTCTAACATCATTACACAGGTTCCAGCGTCCGGCTTTTCAAAAATACCCCACGCTGTACATGCCGTTGGGTCGTTAGTTGTTTTTTCGGAGGTAGCTGGGTCATAGGAAACAATGACATACTCCAGGTCTGGGGTTGGCATATTGGCTGGCCACATGCGAAACCATTTTCTTTTGACAATACCAGCGGCTTCTGGGTCCAAGATTTCACCATAGATCTCTTGACGGCCCATGTCTGTGCCTTCATACGTTTCTAATTGCTTGAAGAAGGTTTCAGATAGGTTTGAACGGTTGTCAAAGGACGATGCGTTGACTACGTATACATCGCCACCAATTTTTCCCTCGTTAAGGTCAACAATTAGTTCTTTTGGCTTGGGGGTTGTGGTGATGATTTGCTGGACTCGCGGTATGCGCGGGTCTTTAAGACGCAACGTAAACTGGACGCCGTCGTAGGCTTCGTCGAGGTAGTCGAACGCACACAACTCGTCGAACCACGCACCGTGGTATTGCTTACCGCGGTACCGTTCTGGCTCTGAGGCTGGGATTCCTTGGATGATTGAGCCGTTAATGAGGGTAATTTCAAAGAGGGACTTGTTGTAGTCTCTGATAAGGCTAGGTGGGATAATATTAAGGAGTCCGGAATCTCCTTCGAAACAAGTTGCTCGTATGTCGTTAGAGGTTGGAGCGGTAACCAACCAGCGTGTGTTGTCGTACTTCCAAGCCCTAATACCAATCCAATGGCTAGCGGTGTGAGTTTTGCCAGATCCGCGACCGGCAAGCATAAGAAACGTATCATATTCGCCATCTTCGGGCTCCCTTTGGTGTTGTAATGCTTGAATCTGCCATTTGACCTGCCACATCGCGGCTTCTAGCTGCGCTTTGGGCCAGTGTTTGTTAGATTCTGCAAATTTTTTGAGAACTAGCTCTTGTTTTTGTGTTAAAGACATGAAATAAATCCTTCCCCTACCAAAAAAGTACCCTGATAGCCGTCTGTTTCAATATGAACGCAGGGTTGGCTTTGGATTTCGTATATCTCCCTGATGTATCTGCGGCTTAGTATACGCTTTTTGGTTGGGGGTGTTTGGTTTGGTATAAGATGCAAGCGTGATTTGAATGTTAATGTATGGTTTTTTAGTAAAGGATGCGAAAAAATGGTTGTTTTATGGCCCAAAGACTCTACTAACCATTGAATTTGCTTTAATAACCCTTCATTTAGTAGGGTTATTCGAAACGTCTTGGTGCGTGGATTGTATTGTCTATGCTTTGCTTGTAGTAGG